ATTAGATCTAAGAAAATACTGCCTGCCGTAGTTCCATAAAACGATACCTTAGCGTATGACGCATCTGAAGTGGAGTCAGTTAAACCAGTTAACGTAACATTTGCAAAAGAAGTAGTTACTGAAATTGCTTGAGTTACAGTCTCTACAACAACGTCAGACTCGTCATAAAATGTAATTTTTACATTTGCAGATAACGCAGCCAATGCTTTGATAGAGGCTGATAAAGTGTAATACTTTCCTGGAGTTACAGGTATTTCATAATCTGTAGTAATGCTCCAAGGATTTGTTACTACAAATTTACCGCTGTAATCTCCCGAATAACCATATGTTGGAACACTAGAATCTTGTGTAAAGGTTGCTCCACTTAATGCCCATGTAGTTGAGTTAACTTCAAAAGATGGGTTTTTAATATAATTTGTTTTTAAAGGACTTAAAAACACATCAATAGCACGTGCTTCATCATAGGTAACCGTATCTCCTTCTTGCATGCACACTTGATCAATGTAGTAGGTTCCTGCAGCACTGTAGTCGATTGAGATGCCAGCATAACTGGAGTCTTCGTCAGATGTTGCAACTTTACTTGCAGACTTCCAAGTATTATTAGCAGAAACTACAGTTGAACTTTTTGCTGCAGAAGTTGGTTGCCCGTCTTTATCATAGAAAGTAACTGATAAGGTAATGTTTCCAGCACTTGCTGGAGATTTTAATTTACAAGAAACCACGTACTCAGTATCTGGAAGTACTGGTATTCCTTGTGTAATAACGTTACCACCACCTACTACAGCAATTACAGAACCATTTAATGCCGAAGCGTTATAAGGAGTAGTTGTTACTGTTGTTACGTTAAACTGATTACTTGCTGGAACAGTAGTAATTGTGTATGTTCCATTAAAATCTTCACTCAATCCAGACAGCGTAACGGTTTGTCCAACAGAGTAGCCGTGATTTGCTACAGCAACTTGGAGAACAGTTGTGCCGTTATCTCTTTGTAAACCTGTTACCGTTTTTGCTGTAGGATTTGCATAACCTAATGCCATGCTTCCCGCAGCAGATGCAACTATTTTACCAGTTCTAGTTGTATCTATTTGATTACTATTTGAATCAGGAACTTGTTCAGTACTTGAAGTTAACACTGCATTACTAACTATCCAATTACCAATTCCACCATAGAAAGTTGAATCTTGAACTGTAAGTAGTAAGTTTTCAGAAACAGTTATGGTAGGTTCAAATCCAGTTAAAGATTCAGCGTATGTTTCTAATGCAAGTTGAGTTCCTTTACGAGCATACATATAATTTGCTTCTCGTACTAATCTTTTTCTATTTTTAGTAGGCAATCCAGCCTCTGGCGTTAATCCTAAACTTGCAACTTCTATGGGCAAAAGTTCTACAGGAGTCTCAAGACCTGTATGTCTTGGTTTTAATAAATCAATCAAAGTGTAAAGTTGTTCAAATGAAAAAGTTAACCCTGACATAAAATTATATAAATATGAATTAGAGTCTACTGTTCCAAAAGAACCCTGCTCACTACTAGTAAATACTCTTGGAAGAGTAGACATAAACGTATTTTGAATACCATGATCTGATGGAACTACCGCAGTTATAGACCCAGCAATTTTCCAAATTTTTTCTTCAGTAAACAAAAACATACGGTAATAAACTTGACGACCTGGAACTAAAGGAGGATCTGTTGGATTATCCTCTCCGTCAATATACTCTGCACGAGACACAGTTCCTTCTGTAGCAAATTCATCAAAAATTATAACTCCATCTTCTGAAGTTTCTGAGAATCCTCCTTGATTTCTTACAAGTCTTATGCGAGTAAAATTTCCTCTTGGGGTTTGCCATTTAACAAGAACTTTAGAAAAAGAAGAGACTGTAGATAAGTCTGTTTCTAATACAGACATCGGCTCTACAGAAAAAGCACGTGCAACAAACGCACCATATTTGGTAGCGCCGTAATAACCTATTCCATATCTAGCCACGAACTAGGCTCCTTAACAGCCAGCGAGTAAGAAAGAACTAATTGTTTCTCCTGTTGCGTTAACCGCAGCCCAAGAGGCGGCTGTTCCGTTAGTGGTTAAATAGTACCCACTATTTCCTGTTTGAGAAGGTAACGCATTAATTGTAGTCCAAGAAGTTGCATAATCACTACCAGATGATTTAGTTAATACTTGACCCGTAGATCCACCACTGGGCACTGCTCCCCAAACATCTGTTAAACCATATTCAATATTGGTAATTCTATCTTTTAAAGTATTCCAAGCCGTGGTTATGGTGTCATAGTTACCTACACCACCAGAGCCTGTCTTTATATTAGTTCCGAGGTTAGCCTGTATAGAGTTTACTTCTTCTTGAAGGCTATTAACGTGCTCGGCCAGAACGGTGTCGCTAAAGTCAACCTTTGTTGTAAAGGACTTTACCGATGCGGGATATGCTGCAGTCACTTAATTTCCTCTCAGACCTAACGGTCTATTTTCTCTTGTTTGTCCCCTATTTACTGTCTTAACTATTAATGGGTATGTCCTGTAGCGGCTTTTCCTGTCATCTGTGACTCTAAGGTAGAGACCTTTCCTTCTAAGGTAGTTATCTTTCCTTCTGCCGTTGTCATACGTGTCTCTAAGGTCTTTACTTTATTTGCTAGAGCCATAAAGGTAGAGGTCAAATCTACCTCTGTAGTTCCATCAGAACTTTTAGCAGTTATTACATGAGCAGATAATCCAGTTAAAGAAGTTGTATTAGCCAAAGGTTTAATAAATATCTTTTTATTTTTACCTTTATTTTTACCAAATGCTCCAAACCAAATAGGATACTCAAGATTGCCGCCTTCAAAAGAGATCCAAACTCCCTGGCCAACCGCAGGAGGTTCTGTTCTAATTCCAGCAGGTTCAGCAGGATCTATCCATCCAGTAACTTGAGTCCCAATTAATTGCGGAATAGATACTTTTAAACGACTTTGTTTTTTGGGATCAGTATTGTTTTTTACAATACCCCTATATATTCCAGATAAGTTACTCATAAAATTGCGCCAATGTTTAGATTTGCTTCTTGAAAACGCCAAATTTGTCCAGCAGTTCCTACCATAGTATTGGCTCCAGAACCACCTGTTAGGTGCAGGGCCGTAACATTTACTGTCTGTACACCAGGTGCTTGTAGAACCATAAACTCAACATCTCTTGGATAAATGGTTTCCGCAAAAGTTGCGTTTACGTAACCAAAACCAGTTAATATAGCAGTTTTAATATTATCTTCCACCTCTTCAGTTGTGTACTGATCTGTTTTTGTGTAAGCCAGAGTGCACAAAAGATCCACATAAGTAGGAGGTTGAACGGTAACCGTTGTTCCTATTAGTACCTTGTCAGTTAAAAATTCTTCTACGTCTTCTTGTATTCTTTCAAATTCAGCGGTTGGGGTATCTTCATCATCTAATCCTGGAGAAAGATCTGTATTAATTGCTGATCTACTTGGTGCTATGTACAACGTGACAGATGTCCAAACTGCAGCGGTTGCATTGGCTTTTCCAATACCACTAACAGATAGTGCAAGATCTGAAAAATCTTTTAATGTAACCGCTCTGTTACCAGAACGTAATGCGGCTGGTGCTGAAGCACGAATTTGATCGTTAGTCTCAGGATCAGAACCACCTAAAGCGGTGATGTCATTTGTTACCGTTACCGCACCTTGTACTGCAGTTGTTTCTCCTTCTGATAAACCAGGAATAATTTCAATAGTATCTATAACTGCTGGTTCAACATTTCCTATAGAACCACCTCCAACAGTATATAGCGCTCTGATTTCAGAGTAGTTTGTTGGTATTACACCCGATACACCGTCTCCAAAATTTATATAAACAAAATTATTATCATCAATAAATAATGAATAAACCAAATCATTTGTTGAATAATCAAGTAGATGTTCAACTTGTGTCCACTTAGAAAACAAATCGCCATCTTGAACGTAAATCTCTACAGAACCATCGACTACAGGAGATTCTCCAAGAGCAAATCTCATTGCTGGAGTTCCAGTAGATGTTCCAATTAACTCTCCATATGTAGTGGTGTCATCTGCAACTAAGGTAACCGACCTTCCTTCATAAGCACTTACGGTGTACTCTCCAGGAGTTCCTCCAGCAATTGCGTCAATTACAGCATCAGCAACAGTTGTAAAATAAACAGTTTCAACAGTGTCATCAATAATTACTTGACCACTTACAACAGTTCCAGCAGGTATGGTTACCTCTTCTTCAGATGAATTAGTAAAAACTAAATCTACCGTTGCGTTTCTATAACCTGCAGGAGTATATCCATAGGTTAAAGCGATGTTTAATAAACTCTCTCTTTGAGTTGCGGTTCTAATAAAGGATTCATTAGCAACTCGATCAATGTAATAGGATACTAAGTCACCCATGTATGCAAAGGCTTCAACTAAAGCAACGCCAAAATCTGCTGGATCAGAGGCATTCCATTCAGGAATACGGTCTTGTATTCTTGCAATTAACTCATCTCGAAGAGAGTAGTAATCTCTTCCTGTGTAATCGATTGAGATGGGTATATTTGATGGTGGCGCAACGGTCATAGCAACTCCTCGTAGATTGGATTAGCACCTTCAGAAAATACCAATCCAATGAGAGTGCTAACAACCTCATCGTTTGGTAAACCATAAACAACCTCAACAGTTAAAGTTCCTGTATTGGTATCACTTGTTACGTTTGTTTGTTGAAGAGTTAATAGGTCTAGTTGTTCAGCAAAGGCTTGTTCAACCGCTGCTTTAACCTCACTAGTTGCTACAGTTTCTGAATTAAACAAAGAGTAAGGAATTGTTGTTCCAAAACTTGGGCGCATTACTCTTTCTCGTAAAGTTGTTCCTAAAACAGACTTGACTCTATCGGACCAGATTTTAGATTGAGATTGAGTTGAAGCAACTTTCCCGTAAGAATCTATGGAAAATGGAAGCGCAATTGCTTTTTGAGCCATTAGTCACCTCTCCATTTTCTAGGGGTTGTTTTGTATCCTGACGACCCTTGTGAAACTAAAACCGTATTAGAGTTTAACCTAGTTTTAGTTGGTTTATTTTTTAAGTTTCCTATCATATCATTTTGTATATTCCTATAAGGAACAGATCCAGCAGATGAAGGCCTAAAAGCACTGGGCTTGTTACTACCTATACCATCTGTCCTACACTCAAAATCTACTTCATAACCCCCAGAAACAAAAAGATAATGTGTTGCTTTCTTTATGACCCAAAAACCATCTCCACCACCCTGTGTTCCACTAATCTCAACAGTTCTCCAAGGAGCAATTCTTGGATCTCCTTGGGCTTTGCCCTTTCCTGGTATGGATAATCTTCCTAGTTGAGAGGCTGCTTCTGACAAAGACCTAGCCATAGCATTGCTATTTACCACTGTATTTGTTTTATTTTTAGAAAACAGTGGGTCCTTAGTGCTTGCTCGTACTGACTTTCCTAATTTATTTGGTGAAGTTTTAGAAGAGTACACTTTACCAGTTACTGGGTCTACACCACGCACCGTATTTTCACTTCTGCTGTACTCCCCAGAAAGTTCAGGATAGTCTCCTACACGGGCTTCAAACTCATCTAAAGTAGGTGCTGCAAATTTATTAAACGGAGACACAAAAGAATTGTCGGAATACAAAACAGGTATTGTTGTCATAAATTGATTAATCATTTTATCAATTGGATGAAAATGTAGTTCTGTGCCCGAGACTTGAATTCCATAACCAATTGTTTCTGCAAGTTCATTTAATTTTTCCCAATAAGATTTTCCAGATAGAGATTGTTGTGTAAAGATAGTTTTATGTGGAGTAATGTTTGGTTTTAGTTTTGCTTTTTTAGCAATCTCAATTGCTATTTGA